ATGACCCTGATCAACGGGGAAGAAATCAACATTCTGAAGGCCGCTGGCCTTTCGGATGTGTCCTTTGAATTGGTTCTTCCCCAAGTGTCCTATCCCTTCAGCAACGGTGGAGCGCAAAGCGCCGCCTATTACCTGTCCTTGTTTGAACGGCTGAAGGTAAGCAAGACGCCGTTCCAATTCATCCTGAACCGGCAGAAGCCCGGTGGCGGGATGTTCCATTACACCAATTTGACCGTTGGCCTTGAAACCTATGAAATCACCGATGATGCCGGTGAAGGTTTTGATGTGAAGGTGAAGATCAACCTGAAACAGTACAGAGCCTATGGCACCAAGACCGTGACCGTGCAACCGGCCAAGACTTCCGGGGGAACCGCCACCGCAACGGTTAAGGCGGCACCCCGGCCCACCACAACGGCCCCGAAAGCCGCCACCTATACTGTGAAATCTGGTGATTGCCTTTGGAACATTGCCAAGAAGCAGTTGGGCAACGGGGCCGATTACACGAAAATCTATAATCTGAACAAGGACAAAATCAAGAACCCGAACCTGATCTATCCCGGTCAGGTTCTTACTTTGCCTTCCTGAAAGGGGTGATTCCGTTTGGCAGTTGAATTGTTCATCCAGCATAACAGCACCATTCAATTCCCCGTTGTCGAGGAAGGCGCACGGCTGACCTTGGAACGCAAGGGAACCCCCGGCAAGTTGGAGTTCACCGTTGTCAAGGGGCCGGGGCTGAACTTTGCTGAAGGTGATCCGGTGAAGCTGACTGTGAACGGAACCGCCATGTTCTATGGGTTTGTGTTCAAGAAAAAGCGTGACAAGGGCGGCACCATTGATGTTGTGGCCTATGATCAGTTGCGTTATTTGAAGAATAAGGACACCATCACGGAAGAAGGGCTGAAGGCTTCTGACCTTCTGAAGCGCATTGCAACAGATTTCCGGTTGAACCTTGGCACGGTGGAAGATACCGGTTATACCCTTGAAACCATCGTGGAAGAAAACCAAACCCTGTTTGATATGATCCAGAGCGCTCTTGATGAAACCCTGATGAATACCAAACAGCTTTATGTTCTATATGACGATGCCGGGAAGCTGACCCTGAAGAACATCAATACCATGAAGCTGAACCTTCTGATTGATGAAGAAACCGGGGAAAACTTCAGCTATGAATCCAGTATTGATGAACAAACCTATAACAAGATCAAGCTGGCCTATAACGATGAAAAAACCGGTAAGCGGGAATTGTTCATTGCACAGGACGGGGCGAAAATGAACCAATGGGGTGTTCTTCAGTATTTTGAAGAAGTTCAGACTAAAACGGGCGCTTCCGCCAAGGCGGATGCCCTGTTGAAGCTGTACGATCAGAAAACCCGCAAGCTGACCATTCAGAACGCTTTCGGTGATGTGCGGGTTCGTGCTGGAAGCGCCGTGGTGGTGGCCCTGAACCTTGGCGATATTGTCACCAACAATTACATGGTGGTGAACAAAGTCACCCATACCTTCAGGGGTGATGAACACATGATGGAACTTGACCTGATCGGGGGTGAATTTATTGCCTAATCCTGTTGAAGTGGTAAAACGGGCGGCGGTGGAAGCTGTGGAAGCCGGGAAACCGGTGAACATCCTGTTTGGAACTGTCCTTTCCGCTTCACCCTTGAAAATTCAGGTGGATCAGAAATCCATCTACACTTCCAAAATGCTGATCCTGACCCGGAATGTGACTGATTTTGAAGTTGATATGACGGTGAACCACAGCACCGAGGACAAAGGCGGTGGTTCCGGTGCGGCGGCTTATGAAGCCCACAAACACGCCTATGTTGGCAAGAAAACCTTCAAGGTTCACAACGCTTTGAAGGCCGGTGAAAAGGTGCTTCTGATCCGGGTTCAGCAAGGAAAGAAATTCGTGGTTATTGACCGAGTAAAGGGGGCTTGATGATGATTCCGCAAGTGCAGGATGATATTAAACAGGATTTCACCATTGAAACCCTTCCAAGCCGTACTTTCAGGATGAACCACAACAACCTGACCATCATCGGCACCATTGATGAAATCCAAGCTGTGGAACAGGCGGTTTTTCTGATCCTGAACACAGAACGCTATGAATGGTTGATCCATTCTTGGGATTATGGGGTTGAACTTCATAATCTGATCGGGAAAGATGTGGAATACTGTATTCCCGAAATTGAACGCCGGGTTCGTGAAGCCTTGCTTCAGGATGATAGGATCACGGCGGTTCAGAACTTTGAATTTACGGTGAACAAAAAGAAAGTGCTGACTACCTTCACGGTGGTCAGCATTTTTGGCGAAATCAATGCAGAATTGGGGGTTGAAATCTGATGTATGAAGCACAGACCTATGAAGCAATCCTTTCCCGGATGCTTCAGAAGGCGCTTTCCATCAATGGCAATTTGGACACCCGTGAAGGTTCGTTGGTTTGGTGCGGTGATGCCCCCGCCGCCGTGGAATTGCAGAACCTTTATATTGCCCTTGATACGGTGCTGAATGAAACCTTTGCGGACACCGCAACCCGCCCTTATCTCATTTTGAGGGCGGCAGAAAGGGGCCTGAAACCGCAACCGGCAAGCCCCGCCGTGTTGCAGTTGAGCATTACACCAACCACCTTGCACCTTCCCATGAACACCCGCTTTTCCATTGGAGAACTGAACTATTATGTTTCGGCTGACCGTGGAAGTGGTAAATATGAAATCACCTGTGAAACCGCTGGTGAAGCCGGTAATGACTACACCGGAACGGTGATTCCCATTGAGTATGTGGACGGGCTTGAAACCTGTTCCATTTCCGCCGTGGTGATCCCCGGTGAGGATGAAGAAGATACCGAGGTTTTCAGACAGCGTTACATGGATAGCCTGAACGCTCAAGCCTTCGGCGGCAACCGTGCGGATTATCTGGAAAAGGTGAACGCCATTCCCGGCGTTGGCGGTGTAAAGGTATATCGGGTTTGGAACAGCGATTTGAACCCGGCCAAGCTGATCCCGCCCACGGGAACCGACACTTGGATCAGCGGCCTTTCCGGTGTGTCCGAGGAAATCAAGGCGTGGTTGAATGCCGTGTATGCGGCGGGAGCCAATAGCAAGCTGACCGTGGGCGGAACCGTGAAGCTGGTGATCATCAACAGTTCCTTCAAGAAGCCTTCTGAAGCCCTTGTGGATCAGGTGCAGACCGCAGTTGACCCCCTTCAGAACGCCGGTGAAGGCGTGGGCATTGCCCCCATCGGCCATGTGGTGAGGGTTGAAGGCGTGGGTGAAGATACCATCAACCTTTCCTTCGATCTGTACTATCAGCGGGAATGGAGTTGGGATGATGTTTCCGCCTATGTCACGGAAGCAATCAACGGTTACTTCTTGGAACTGGCCCAAAGTTGGGCAGACCAGAATGAAGCCCTTGTGGTTCGTATCAGTCAGGTGGAAAGCCGCCTGTTGGGAATCACCGGTATTCTGGATATTGCCAACACCAAGATCAACGGTGAAGCGGCGAACTGTACCCTGACCCTTGACCACATCCCGGTTTTGGGAACCATTGAGCCGGGAACCATCGTGATCAGCGGATAAGGGGGCCGGGAGCATGGAACGCAAACTGATTGATTATCTTCCCTATGTCATTCGTGATTATGCGGAGTTTCAGGGAATCATGGGGAGTGAACAGCCTGAAATTGAAAAGGCGTGGAATACCACGGATGATCTTCTTGATAATCAGTTCATTCCCACCGCTGGAAACATGGGCCTTTCCCGGTGGGAAAAGATTTTGGGGATCACCCCCAAAGGCACGGACAGTCTTGAAGATCGCCGGTTCCGTATTCTGACCCGGATCAATGAAGAACTTCCGTACACCTTGCCCCAGCTTCGGAACATCCTTGAAACGCTGTGCGGGAAGGGAAACTATTCCGCTGATGTGGAAGAAGGCACCTATCAGCTTCTTGTGAAAATCGGGTTGGCCGCAAAGAACAACTTCAATGATGTTGAATCTTTGCTGAACCGGGTTGTTCCCCAAAACATGGTTGTGACCTTGCTTCAGCTTTATAACACCCATGCGGAACTTGGGCGGTTCACCCATGCCCAGCTTGCCGCCTATACCCACAATCAGTTGAGAAACGAGGTTTTGAAGAATGGCGAATAAAACAACCAACTACAAGCTGACTAAACCCCTTGAATCTGAATTTTATGATGTAGGGGTTCAGAATGAAAACATGGATAAGATTGATACCCAAATGAAGGCCAATGCGGATGCCGTTGAAGCCCTTCAGAAAGGTCAATCCGGGAAGGCTGATCTGGTGGATGGTAAGGTTCCCGCCGAACAGCTTCCTGACATGAACTATGATGCAAAAGGCACAGCACAAAACAAGGTGAGAGAACACAACCTTGACCAAACCGCCCACCCGTATCTGTTGAACCAGATCGGAACCTGTGTGGAAGCGGCGCAGAACGCACAGACCGCCGCAGATGCGGCCTTGAAAGCTGTGTCCGGTATCGTCTATACCATCAATGTTCTTCCTTCGCAGAATGGCACCCTGACCTATAACGGACAGGCCCAAAGCCCTTCTTGGAACGCCTATAACCCTGAAGCCCTGACCTTGGGCGGTGTAACCACCGGCACCAATGCTGGAACCTACACGGCCACTTTCACGCCGAAAGGGAAGTATAAGTGGGCAGATGGCACACAGACCGCCAAGGAAGTGACTTGGACGATCAGCGCCGCCACCATGACGATCCCCACGCAGAGCAACAGCCTTACTTATACCGGTTCGGCCCAAAGCCCCACTTGGAACAACTATGACAGCGGGAAAATGACGCTTGGCGGAACTACCAGCGGCACGAACGCCGGTTCCTACAATGCCACCTTCACGCCGAAAACGAACTACAAGTGGGCCGATGGAAGCACCGGGGCCAAAACGGTTGCTTGGAGCATTGCCAAGGCCGCTGGTAGTTTGTCTTTGAATAAGACTTCCATCAAACTGACCGCCGCAAAGACCACGGACACCATCACCGTGACAAGAGCCGGTAACGGCACAATCACGGCCACTTCCAATGCCCCTACGGTGGCTTCTGTGAGCGTTTCCGGTGGGGTGGTAACTGTTACCGCCAAGGGCAAAGGAAGCGCCACAATCACCGTCAGCGTGGCCGCTGGCACCAACCACACGGCCCCGGCCAATAAGACCTGTTCCGTTGAAGTGACTTTGCCCACCAAGGTTCTGAACGATAACAGTTGGGCAACCATCCGGGAAGTCAGTTCCGCAGGTTTGGGGGCCAACTATTGGGCCGTTGGTGATGTGAAGGAAATCAAGATCAATGGTAAGGTGGGTAACACCACTTTTTCCAATTTGGCGGTCAATGTTTTCATTTTGGGGTTCAATCACAATTCGGCCCGTGAAGGCGGGAATAAGATCCATTTTCAGATCGGAAAAATTGGGAGTGCCGCTGTTGCCCTGTGTGACAGCAAATACAATACTAATATTTCCGGCACAGGTTATTTCAGTTGGAACACCAGCAACACGAACAGCGGTGGCTGGAACGCTTGCTATAAGCGGAAAACCCTTTATGGCAATGATGGAACCCCCACAAGCCCCTTGGCAAACAGTTTGATGGCGGCGCTTCCGTCTGACCTTCGTGCTGTGATGCAACCCGTGACCAAGTACACCGATAACACGGGCAATGCAAGCAACAGTTCCGGTAATGTTACAACTACTACCGATTACCTGTTTGATCTTTCCGAGTTTGAAGTCTTTGGTACGAGAAGCTACGCCAACCAGTATGAACAGAACTATCAGGCCCAGTATGATTATTACAAAGCTGGTAACACCAAGATTGCAAATAATCATACCGCCGTCACCACGGCGGTTTGGTGGGGCCTTCGTTCCCCTGCTTACAATGCCAACAACTTTTTCGTTGTTGTCTGGACGGATGGCAGCAACCGCAATACCGCTGCCTATAATTCTGGTGGGTTGCGGCCCAGCTTTGCCGCCTAATCCCCCGCAGGATGATCCCGCCCCTATCCCGCCGCCGAAAGGCGGCGGTTCCGGGAGGGAACCCCAAATAAAAATAATAATGGCGGCGTAAGCCGCCCGACGATTTTTTGAAAATGGGGGTTTTCCGGTAAAGTGCTATCATTTGACTGCCTTTTGAGTGCATACACCGGACAAAATCAGCCATACAATATCCATAAGCCTGTTTGAAGGGGGTATTGTATGGCAACAAACAAGCGTGTTTTCACCTTGCGCCTATCTGATGAAGTCTTTGACAAGATCGGGGCGCTTGCAACCCGTGAACACCGATCCATTACCAATTACATTGAATTTGTTCTTCTGAAACACTTGGAAGAAGTGGAAAAGGCGGAAGGAACGATCAATGTCGATAATTCACCCAAAGGGGTATAACTGAAAATGTCTGTCCTGAAGCAAAAGAGAACCACAAGCAAGGCCGAGTTCATCAACACGGCCAATCAGATTTATGTTGAAACCCTGAACTTCCTGACCCGTCTTTCAGCCCGGTATTCCCGGTTGATTGCGGAGCCGGTGGCAAAGCTGGCCGGTGAGATTATCGACCATGCGGAGAAGGCCAACAGTATCTTTCCTTCGGACAACCAGCGCATTGAAATGAGGAAGGCCCATCTTCTTGAAGCACGGGCTTCCCTGATGGCGCTGGATGTTCGCTTGACCCATGTTTACCTGATTCTGAACCAGAACCCGGAAGGGGCCTTCACCACTTCCAAGGGGAATCCGGTGAAGTCACAGGATGCAATGGAAAAGCTGGATAAGATGGCCCAAAACTTGGGTGAACTGATCGACAAAGAAAACGAACTTCTGAAAGGAGCAATCAAAAATGTAACAGCAAAACAGAAATAATTTCCTATTAGGTGCGTGACTGTTAATGTGTCCTCTGGCGGTTTGGTGGGGCCTTCGTTCCCCTAATTACAATAACAACAACAATTTCGTTATTGTCTGGACGGATGGCAGCAACGGCTATAGCAATGCCATTAATTCTGGTGGGTTGCGGCCCGGATTTTGCAGATATACACGGTCAAATGTAGTAACAGAAGGCAAACGGCTTTTCAGGTGAAAGACGACCGATGTAAAAGGAGTTGCGCTTCCTTGGGTGTAAATCCCTAAAACTGCCCTTTGATGCCCTTACACGGACGCTTCTTGCATGGTGGGCGATTGTGCCTTAACCCATTTCATGTGTAAGAGCAAAGCATTTTAGACGGCACCCTACAACACATTTGTACAAGGGGCGAATACTTTTATTATGACAAGCCAAGAACGGCATGAAGCAAGGTTCCAGCGCCGCAAAGCAAAGCGGTTGGAACGAAAACAGGCCCGGTGTGATAGCCTTGGGCCAACGAATAAAATATTTTCCTATCGGAAGATGTTCTTCTACGGGAAAAAGTGCTGTAACGGGGTGCGATGGAAGCAAAGTGTTCAAAACTTTGAAGGCCACCTGTTTTCTGGTACGGCAACACGGCGGCGAACGGTGTTGGAACAGACTTGGAAGCCCAAATCCTGTTCCCATTTCACCCTTCGGGAACGGGGAAAAATCCGCCCAATAGATGCCCCGCACATTACGGATCGACAAATCCACAAAACCCTGTGTAATGAAGTCCTGATCCCGTTGTATTCACCTTCCATGATCTATGACAACGGGGCAAGCCAAAAGGGAAAGGGCCTTCATTGGCAGTTCAAACGGATCAAACAACAGCTTGGATGGCATTACCGGCGTTATGGCCGGGAAGGTGCTGTGTTGCTGTTGGATTTGAAAGGGTTCTTTCCAAATGCTTCCCATGCCCTGTTATATCAGCGGCACCGGGAATTGATTTTGAATCCTGAACTTCAAAACTTGGCTGATACTGTGATTCAATATTCCCCATGCCCGACACCGGGCCGGGGGATGCCTTTGGGCGTTGAGCCTTCCCAACAGGAAATGGTGGCGTTACCAAGCAAAATTGACCAATGGATCAAGTGTCAGGCCCGTGTTCATTGCGCCGGTCATTACATGGATGATTACTATGCTTTCTTTCCCACGGTGGATGAAGCAAAGCTGATGGGCCATGAAATTGTAAGGCGTTTTGAAGCCGCTGGAATCCGAGTGAACAAGCGCAAGTGTAAGGTGATCCCGCTTACAAAACCATTCCGGTTCTGCAAGGCCCGGTTCACACTTACCGAAACCGGCAAGATCAAGGTGAATGGAAGCCGGGATGGAGTGAAACGGGCAAGGCGAAAACTGAAGCTGTTTCACAGGGAGTTCAAAGAGGGAAAACGATCCTTCTTTGACATAGAACAATACATGGAATGCCAAAGCGCCTATTACCGGAACTTCAACGATCATGGCCGGTTGTTGCGGTTGCGGCGGCTTTACCATGCAATCTTTTTCGGAGGTGGACAATGTTTAGAATCATCAAAGCCGGGGCCGGTATCGGCCTGACCGAGAACCTGAACTACATCAAAAAAGCCGAAAATGGTTGCTACATCCTTTGCCCGGAGCATGATGCTTCGGGCATTGTTTTTGAGGGTGTGGCTTACCATTTGTTGGGCCGTGCCGCTATGGATGAACTGGAAACGGTGAGTTTGGAACAGACGGACGCAGGAAGCGAGATCACCAAGGCCACGGAAGCCGGTGGAATCGTCTTTGTGACCTTGGCGGAAGCCGGGAGCATTGACGCTGAAACGGCGGCGGAACACGCTGATTTGTTCGCTGAATGGGCTTTCCCTGTTGGCTACACGGTGGGGCAGATTCGCCGGTATAACGGAACCCTTTACAAGTGCGTTCAGGCCCATACTTCCCAAGCGGATTGGACACCGGACACGGCTTCCAGCCTGTGGAGCAAAACGAGTGATCCCGCTGAAGAATGGCCCGAATGGAGCCAACCGGTGGGAGCGCATGATGCTTATTCCAAGGGGGCAAAGGTGAGCCATAAGGAAAAGCATTGGATTTCCACGGTGGATTCCAATGTGTGGGAACCCGGTGTGTACGGGTGGGAGGAAAGCACGGATGGAGTATAAAACCTATGTTTGCCGTAAACGGGCAAGGTTCAAGGCGATTTGCGGACAAGTGAACATTCCGTATGGAACCACCCTGAATGGTCAGGGTGGTTTTTTGATCCTGAATGATCTTCCGGTGTGTTCGGCCACCAGCCAAAACGCCTATGACTTCTTCACACAGAATGATGATGGCATGGGGCAGGAACGGGGCGAACTGTTGAACCGGATCATTCCCAAGCTGGAAAAGCGTGATGCCGGGTATCAGGCCCGGTGGGGGAAGATTTGGGAAGATGCCCTTTGTCAGAAGTACAAGCGCCCGGATCAGGAAGAACATTGGATTTGGAACTTCGACTTCTACAACGGCCCTGTTGAGGATTTGCGCTATATTGCCGCCCTGATCGGGGCCTGATAGGAGGGAAAAGCCATGACGATTTATCAGGTGTTGTGCTTGATTGGTGTTCCCGCCTTGATTTTGGCAGTATTCAAATACCTGTGGAGCCAAATCAAGCATAACACCGAGGATTCCAAGGCTTTGAAGGCCGGTATTCAGGCCCTTCTTCGGGCGCAGATGATCAGCGATTTCAATAAGTATTCCGAAAAAGGCTATGCCCCAATCTATGCACGGGATAATTTTGAAAATTGCTGGAAGCAGTATCATTCTTTGGGGGTGAATGGGGTGATGGACGATCTTCACAGAAAATTCTTGGAGTTGTCCACCGATCCCCCGGAAGAATGAGCAGACGAACCAAAAAGCCAAAGCGTGAGTTTTCCAAGCTGATCCTGTATGTGGTGGGGGCCGTAACCGTTGGGGTTACGGCCTTCACCCTTATCATGGTTTGGAAAACTGAAAACCTTGAACCGCTGGCCTATTTGATCCCCGCCATATTTGCTGAATTGGCAACCGCAACCGGGTTTTACTATTCCAAAGCCAAAGCCGAAAACCGGATCAAACTTCGGAAGTTGTATGGCCCGGAAATCTATAACGATGCAAAGGAGATTTGAAACCATGCTGAACGCTGTTTTGAACAATCTGATCAATATTGGGTGGGCCATGCTGATCTTCCTGTGTGCGTACCTGTCCAATGTTGCTTTTTCCCTTTACTACAACATCAAGGTTTTGCTTCAGCCCTTCGACAGACAGAAAATGATCAATTCCGGGCTGAAGGTTGCCACCTTCGTTGTGGGCCTGACCTTGCTTTGTGTAGCAATCACCACCCTTCCGATTTATGCGGATCAGCTTGGGTGGGCAATCCCGGAAGAATACACAGAAATTTTTGCTGATTTGGTTATTGTGGGCGCTGTGCTGATGGTGTCTTGTAAGTATATCGCAGAAGCCTTCACCAAGTTCAGGGCCATTCTTCAGGTGAAAGGAGATACAGAAAATGAGTAATTCCCCCCTTGTAACCTATACCCGGATCACGAAAAACAAAACCAGCCCCCGGAACCATGCCATTGACACCATCACGATTCATTGTATCGTTGGGCAATGGACAGCAAAACAGGGGTGTGATTATTTCGCCACCACAGACCGGCAATGTTCCGCCAACTATGTTGTTGGTAAGGATGGTTCCATTGGCCTTTCCGTGGATGAAAAGGATCGTTCTTGGTGTTCCAGCAACGGCACCAATGACAACCGGGCAATCACCATTGAAGTTGCTTCCGACACCACCCACCCTTACGCCGTCACCGCCAAGGCTTATGCGGCCCTGTTGGATTTGGTAACGGATATTTGCAAGCGGAACGGGATCAAGAAGTTGGTGTGGAGTACGAACAAGAATGACCGTGTGAATCATCGGAACGGATGCAACATGACCGTTCATCGTGACTTCGCCAACAAAGCCTGTCCGGGGGAATATCTTTATTCCAGACACGGGGAGATTGCCGCAGAAGTCAACAGAAGGCTTCAGGGCGCTTCCAATGGTGGTGGGGTAGTAGTTACACCCCCAGCCGCAGAAAAGCCCACAGGCGGCACCACAGGGGCTACCGTGACCCCTTACCTTGTGCGGGTGAAGATCACCACCCTGAATATCCGTAAAGGCCCCGGCACAAACTACGGTGCAACCGGCTACATCCAGCCCGGTATTTATACCATCGTGGCCGAAAGCACCGGCAAAGGTGCGGCCAAGTGGGGCAAACTGAAAAGCGGTGCCGGGTGGATTTCCCTTGACTACGCCACTAAAACCTGACCATGAGAAAAGGCCCTTCCGGTTCAAGCTGGAAGGGCCTTTTTTGCGTGTTTCTACTATGTTACTAATAACCCCGATTTCACCGAACTTCAAAGGGCTGAAATGTTCAGTATATGGGCGTTTCAGAGCGTTGCAGAGTAGAAATATTTATGGGACAATAAAAACAGACGAACCCCGAACCCTTGATTTTTCAGGGGTTCGGGGTTTTCTTGTTACTAATGTGTGCATAGTTCAGCGTTCAGCGGCCTAAAATGTTCACCGGTTTGAACCCTATGGAATCAGTTCCACGGTGGCCTTCAGTTCGTCCAAAGTCTTGTGATTATAGACCCGGTTTCCCGTGTCCTTGGACACATGACCCATAAGCAAATCAATACATTTCCGGTTGGCCCCGGCGCTATCCAATTTGGTTTCAAAGGTGTGGCGGCATTCGTGCGGGGTATGATTCAGCTTCAGGGCCTTCATAATATCCGCCCAAAATATCCGGTATTGAGTTTGATTGCAAATCTTCCCATTGTAGCTGATCAGCCGGGGGCCACCTTCGGCAAGCCGCCGTTCAATCAAGGGCCTGATCTTTGGATGGATGGGAACAATGCGGTTCTTACCGGCTTTCGTTTTGGTGCCGCCCTTCATCGTGCCTTCCTTCAAGTCTATATCTTCAGGTTTCAGGTTCAGAAATTCAGAGATACGCCACCCGGAATATAGCAAGATCAAAACCGTATCAGCCCAAGGATCAGACTGATGTTCCCACACCGTTTTGATTTCATCATTGGTGAACGGAAGGCGGCTGGTGGGCGGTATTGGATCAGAAGTCAGAAGTTCGGAGAAACACCGGTTTATTATATCCATTTCAAGGGCGAACCGGTCAAGGTGGCCCCACAGGTTCTTGATGGCCGCTTGGGTGCTATACCCTTTCCCACAACCATCAATGGTTTCTTGCATTTGGTAGGATCGCAGTTGTTTATAAGGCTTGTTCACATACGCTGAACAATGCTTGAACGCTGAACAGAGGGAAGAACGGTTGGATTCCCCCAGTTTCGGGGCCTTCTTTTCTTTCCAGAGGTCAAAAAGCTGTTGAAGGGTGATCTTGGCCCGGTCAACATCCCAAGGATCACGGTTGTATTCAGCAAGCATGATGTTCCCGGCTTCACGGGTTTCAGCATAGCCGATAATGTCATAGATGGGGTGGCCTTTGTCATTCCAACCTATGGTTTTCTTCACAATGTATGGGCGGCGGCGTTGGCCTGATAGCTTTGCAACCGTTCCATACCCGTTTGGATTTCGCATTATATCACCTGAACTTTCAAAATTGGGTATGGCAAAGCTAAACCCCATGTGATATAATGTTCAAAGGGCTTTGAAACATTAACTTCAAAAGGGTTTGTTTCGCCTGACCGCTTCCGGTGTGCAAGACCGGGGGCGGTCATTTTTTTTTGCATTTGTTCCATATCCGTTCCGCTTAAAATCCTTGCGGGGTGTGGCTTTGAGAGAATGGAACACTTGGAACGGATATTATATTACTTCAAAGAGTAGATAAAAAAATATATAAAAGAAAAAGAGTATATAGAGAACCGGCGCTTTATCTGTTCCACCTGTTCCAAAGCCTTGATTTTCCTGTGTTTTCAGGGATTGGACGGCGGAACGGATGTGGACAGATCGAGTTTGGCAAGTTCACCTTTGACCTGTTCCAGAACTTCAGGATATTCAGAATCAGGGTTCATGGAATATTGATCTTCGTATTCTTTCAGGGTGTTCAGATACCGGTTCCAATGGGTGGCTTTGGCCTTTGCGGTTTTCAGTTCATCAATCTTGGCTTTCTGATCAGAATAGGAATCTAACAAAACCCGTTCTTTCTGACTATCAGCCGCCTTGAAGAAAGAAGCTGGAAGATCAGATGTGTAAGGGATGATCCCGGCCTTGGCCGCTTGATCCACCGTCAAGGCTATTTGCATACCATATTCATAGCGGGAAAAGAATGTTTCAAGGTTCTTCGTCTTTTCAAAGATGTTCAAACAATCTTGAACAATCCGCACATGATTTTTGGCTTCTGCTACGGTGTAGGCCCCCGGCATGGATTTAATAGCCCGTTCCGGGTTCAGATTGGAATGAACCTGAACGGTGGGTTCTGTTTTGGGTGGGGCCTTCTGTCTTGGCTTTCTTTTTCGCAGAAGCAGGAACAGGAAGAACCCCATAATGACATCCATTATGATGAACACGGGGCGGAGTTCTGGCGCTTCCGTAAAAAACATGATTGTGTAGACGATAAACCCGAAACTGAAAAAGAAGATCCCAAAGCCTTTCAAAAACTTCTTCACCCAGCCACCTTCTATCTAATATCACTTTGGAAGGCCACGGCCTTACCAAGAATGATGATATGATCCAACTGTTCACCCGTATAAACCAAATCTTCATACTTGGAGTTTTCAGCCTTCAGGATCAGAAGGTTCTTTTCAGGGAAATAATTCACCCGCTTCAGGGTTGCTTCATCTTCGATGATAACAGCGGCAATTTCACCATTGTCCACCATTTCTTGTTTCTTGATGAAAACAATATCCCCATCATAGATTCTGGCCCCGATCATGGAATCACCCTTGGCCCGTAAACAGAAATCAGCAGAAATGTTGGCCCCGGCTTCTACATACAGTTCTTTTTCTTCGTTTGCCATGATGGGTTTTCCACACGCAATGTCACCGAGTAGGGGGAAACGCTTTGTAGAAATTGGGATGATGTTATCAAACTTCATTTGTGGCTGTGAAGGTTCAACTACCACAGATTTATTGATACTTTTCAACCAATCATTCCGGTTCGGAATGTCTGATCTTCCCATGAGGTAATCCAAATCAACATTGAAATAGTCAGCAATGGTTTCCATAGATTCAAGGCCCGGTTCCCGTTCGCCCCGTTCATACATATTTACACTACTTTTAGAAAAACCAAGCTGATCCGCCAAGTTCTGTTGAGATAGGCGGCGTTCGGTTCGTAATTGCTTGAACCGATCAGAAAACTTCGGCATAAGTACACCCCTTTCAGAAGTCTTTCTATAATTTATTATACACATTATGTGCACAAAGTCAATCCGTCGATGTGCACAATTAGTAACACATTTCTTTGTGCACAATTTGTGTTCGGTTGCGCTTGACTTTGAGCACATATCGTGTATAATGATAATCAGACGAGCACAAAAGGTGCACGAACTGATTGGGAGGATTTGAAAATGAAGGTTCATGTTTTTGATACCTATGTCACCATTAAGGATCGTGAAGGACACCCTGATATGGATGATACCTTGCTTGAAAAACTGGATGAAATGCTTACTACTTATGGTGTGCCCCACGCTTTTACCCTTCCCCACGAAAAGACTATGGAAGATTGCCCGGAAGCTGTTCTTGAAGTTGCCTATGATTCTTCTGATGATATAACCTTTAGTCTTGTGTATATCCTGTTCAATAAAACTTATCGGGGTGTAACCGATAAAGCGGTTGCAGAATCAATGATTAAGGTTTCCGCAAAATACATGGATGCTGAATAAGCCGAAACGGGCCTGATGGCCCGTCCACCGGAACCGCCCCACCGGTGCTGATGATGGCAGGGCAACAGCGACAACATGAGCGCCCCCGGTTTATGGGTTCGGGTATTGGGTATCAATCCCCATATAAAAGATATGACCGCCCGGAAATTGCTTGTTGGGGCTTTGGCTGTTCTAATTCTGAAGAAAGGATGTGCAAATATGAGTATTGGCAAGAAACTTCGGGAACTGCGTGGGAGCAGAACCCAAGACGAAATCTCCAAGGAACTTGGGATCACCAAATCTTCTTATGCCATGTATGAGCGTGATGAACGGGTTCCCCGTGATGAAGTGAAGGTTCGCATTTCCAATTTCTTTGGCGTTTCGGTTCAGGAACTTTTTTTTAACTAAATCGAGCACATATAGTGTTCAATAGGAGTAAGCACCATGAATGAAGTCAGTTTGAAACCGGTCATTGATGAACTTGAAACCTTGTTTTCAAAGTTCAACAAAGCCTTCTTTGAAGGGAAGTTGGAAAAGCCTGTGATCACCGTTTCCCCGGATCATACCCGTGGGGCCTACGGCTGGTGTACCGCTTGGAAGGCTTGGCAAGATGGCACCAAGGAAGGCGGTTATTACGAAATCAACCTGTGTGCCGAATACCTGAACCGCCCCTTTGAAGAAACCTGTGGAACCTTGCTTCACGAAATGGTTCACCTTCAGAACCTTCAGGACAATGTTCAGGACACTTCCCGTTCTGGTTCCTACCACAACCGGAAGTTCAAAGAAACCGCTGAAGCCCACGGCCTGACCGTGGAGAAAGGCGAAAAGTACGGATGGCACAAAACCGCCCTGAACCCGCAAGCTGAAGCCTTCGTGAAATCCCTTGGCAAATCCGGGTTCTGTCTGGTTCGACCCCGTACCAATCCACTGAAGGGTTCCCGGAAGGGGGGGGGATCAAGTTCCCGCAAGTATGTTTGCCCCTGTTGCGGAACCATCATCCGGGCCACCAAAGAAGTTCATGTTCTCTGTGGGGAATGTGAAGTGGCCTTTGAAGAACAGGAGTGATAACCAATGAAGTTGATTGACACCAAGGATTGGAAGGCCGTTCACTTCAGAGATCGAACCATTTTGAGAAGTGACCGCAACCTTTACCCGGAAGCCGATTGGTGGGCCTTGGTTTCCAGCGTGGATGTGGAACCGATGAAGGAACCCGGTCATTTCAAGGTGGTAAGCCAATGATGATCACCCGCCAAGTTCGGTGTAAAAAGTGCGGGGAAATGTTTCCCCTGACCTATCCCGAAAAGCTGTCCGACATTGGCCGGGATGTTATTTCTTACTGTCCGCCGTGTTTACACACGGAAATCTTGAAAAATGAAAGGAGTATGCACAATGACCACTTTTGCAGAGCGTCTGAAGTACGCAATGGAACAGGCCAACATGAGCCAATCCGCCCTGTCTGAACAGGCCGGGGCTTCCAAGGCCGCTATCAGCCAATACCTTTCCGGGAAGAACACCCCCGGCCCCGATCGTATCAAGGCCCTTGCCGATGCAACCGGCGTTTCCTTTGATTACCTGATGGGTTATGGAGCCGCCCCGGTTGCTGAACCGCCTATCAAGAAGATCAGCGTGAAGGAAGCCGCCCGGTGCATGGGTAAATCTGATCAGTTCGTCAGAATCGGCCTTCAGCGTGGCCTTCTTCCCTTCGGGAACGCTGTTCCCGGAACCGGCGCTTGCTGGAATTACTACATCAATCCCACCAAGTTCCGTGATTATGTTGGCGCTGATCAGTTCAATTCCTTCTTTGGCCTTACGGCCTGAAAGGGGAACAACGATGGACAACACCCGTGATGAACTGTTGGATTTGATCAGGAACGCCACCAACATTGATATGATTTGCTTCTTCGCCATTATCTATGTGGTTGCGCCCGATTCCCCCCCCTACACACCTAACGCCACCCGTGGCGAACTGAAGAAGGCAATTAAGCAGTTGCGGAGCGCCCAGCACAACCCGGATTGCCCCGCTGAAATGTCTGAAGGCTTTGAAACGGCGATTCAGTACATCCGCCGTGAATGGCTTCACCGATGAAAGGATGGTTTATATGCTTCAGATCGGTATGATCGTTAAAATCTTGCCCGATGCGGAATACAGCGGCAAGTTCACCGGCTACATCGGCAAGGTGAAGAATTACTTTTCGCAGAACAAGAAGGTTGGCGTGGAACTTTTTCAGCAGACGAATGACGCAAGTTCCAAGGGGCTGTTTTGGTTCTCTGAATCCAAGGTGGTTGCGGCTGGTACTCTGCCGGATGCCATGATGGAATATATCAAGGCTGATCTTAACGCCACCTTCGGCGTTGCAAATCACACCCGCCGTTCCCGTCAGACTGGCCTTCCGCAGATCAAGAAGGTCATTTACAGCGGCCCCAAGACCATCATTCTGTGGGCCGACAACACCAAAACCATTGTTTCCTGTGGGGAAGCGGATTCCTATGACTACTATTCCGGTTTCTGTGCCGCTGTGGTCAAGAAGCTGTTCGGTTCCACCACCCACGCCAAGAAGGTTTTGGGCGCTTCCATTCAGATCAATGATTAACCTGTTCCAACACCAACAACAGGCCCTTGATGAAACCGAGGGGAAGAACCGGGTGGCCTATTACCTTGATATGGGCCTTGGGAAAACCTTTGTTGGTTCCGAAAAAATGATGAAGCTGAACAAGCGGATCAATCTGGTGGTGTGCCAATGTTCAAAAGTTCAAGACTGGATTGAACATTTTCAAGACCACTACACCCGGAATTGTGTGTTCGACCTGACCAACCCCAAAACCTTCAAATGGTTCTTTGAACAGGTTCAGCATGAAGTTCCAACCCTGATGATTGGCGTGATCAACTACGAACTGACTTTCAGGCGGAATGTGCTGAAAACCCTGACCGGCTTCACGCTGATGTTGGATGAAAGTTCCCTGATCCAGAACGAGAACGCCAAACGGTCAAAGTTCATTCTTGGGCTGAAACCGGATAATGTGATCCTTCTGTCAGGCACCCCCACGGGCGGCAAGTATGAAAACCTGTGGAGCCAATGTCAACTGTTGGGGTGGAAGATTTCAAAAGAACTGTTCTGGAAGCAGTACATTCAAACGGAATGGGTGGAAACCGATGGTTTTTGGCGGAAGCAAATTACCGGCTATAAAAATGTTGACCGGCTGAAGATGAAGCTGGCCGAACATGGGGCCGTTTTCATGACCACCGAACAGGCCGGAATCAGCCTTCCAAAACGGAACTGGATCAAGGTCAAAACCCGCCCTTCACCCCTTTATTGGAAGTTCTGGAATGATCGCTATGTTGCGATTGACAGCGCCAACCTTGGTGAATTTGAACTGGATGCTGATTTCTACGGTTCCAATGCCCATTGTGAACGGGAACTGATTGGCGATACCAGCTTGACCCGCCGCCTTTATGCCCGTCAGCTTTGCGGCCTATACAACCCGGCCCGTTATGAAGCCTTCCGGGATTTGGTGAACAGCACGGAAGATCGCTTGATTGTGTTCTATAACTTCACGGAAGAAATGGAACGCCTGAAGGGGATCGCCAAGGGCCTGAACCGGCCTGTGTCTGTTCTTTCCGGTGAAGAAAAGAACTTGGATGCTTATCGCTACCAGCACAACAGCATTACCTTCATTCAGTATCAAGCCGGTGCAATGGGCGGCAACTTCCAACTTGCCAATAAAATCATTTACTTCAGCCTTCCCCAAGGTTCGGAATTGTGGGAGCAATCCCAAAAGCGTATTCACCGCCTTGGGCAAGAAAGGCCCTGTTTCTATTACCTGATGATCTGTCCGGGAACGGTTGAAGAAGATATTCTTTCCACTTTGGAAATGAGAAAGGACTATACCGATGAACTATTCAGAAAGTATGAGCAAGCGGCAACAGCGCCGCAAGGCCCTTAACCAGCGGTTCAGGCGGATGTTCCTTGTGGCCCTTCTGATGGGCCTTGCAATGGGGTTTGTATTTGGGCGCTGTTCTGCTGTCAACAGCAAAGCCCCGGATGCCCCCATTGAACCGGATCAGCTTACCACCGTGATCCCGGATGTGACCTTGGAGCCGGTGGAAACCCCGCTGGTGGAAGAACCCGCCGAACCTGAACCGGTGCTGTTGGGCAGTTTCAGAATTACCGCCTATTGTTCCTGTGAAAAGTGTTGCGGCGAATGGGCCAAGAACCGGCCCAACGGCATTGTGTATGGTGCCGCTGGCGTGGAACTGAAGGCCGGTGTTTCCTGTGCTTCTCCGCTTCCCTTGGGAACTGTGGTGGAAGTGGAAGGCTTGGGTGAATACATCGTTCAGGATCGCCCCGCCCAATGGGTAATTGACAAATATGGTGAAAACCAGATCGACATTTATTTTGACAACCATGAAGCCGCTTCCGCCTTCGGCCTGAAGCAGTTGAATGTTTATCTGAAAGGAGAACCAGAAAAATGATCAAATGTGAAAACGCTTGCCCCCGTGGAAAGTTCGATGGGTGTTGCCACAAATGCCCGGAGTTCCACACTTGCCCTGATTCCTGTCAGGAAAACCCGAACGCCTGTGGTTCGGCCACCTTCGATGAAGAAACGGCCCTTCAGGAGTTCAAGAACACCCAGCTTGCCACCCTGAACGCCATTGCTTCCCTGACCGCCCACAAGAAGGCCATTGAGGATCAGGAAAAGGAAATGAAGGCCAAGCTGTATGAAGCAATGGTGAAGTTCGGCGTGGATAAGTTTGAATCCGATGTTCTGAACCTTACCCTTGTGAAGCCCACCAATGCCACCAGTATTGATTCCGCCAAGCTGAAGAAGAAATACCCGGACATTGCTTCCGAGTGTTCCAAGACCACCGCCAAGGCCGGTTATGTGAAGATCACCCTGAAGGGCGGTGGGCAGTAATGGAAGGTTTGACCCCGAAAGAAGCTGACGCTTGGGCAAGTGAAATGACCCGTATTGTTGGTGGCACCATTCATGAACTGATTGCGGCGGCTGATAAACACAATATTGACCGTGATTCCGCTGTTCAGTATTATTCCGACCTGTTTTCGGCTATGGCAAGTGTGGCAACCTTTGAACACTATGAAATGGGTGGTGGGGCCGATGGCAAGGGATGAAGTGTGGGATGCCCTGAAAAATCATGCCAAACAGGTTCATTCAGAACGGGTTGCAAAGAACCCCGACCGGATCGCATATGCCATTCAGCAGTTTGAAGCCCACGGCATTGAATACCAACTGAAAAATGAGCAAACAGGCCACTTCCATTGTTGGCGGAAGTCTGATGATAAACTGTTTCAATTCTACGCTGGAACGGGGAAGATTCAGGGTTTCACCCAAGTCAGAGGTATTCACAGCCTGATTCAGATGTTGGAGGGGTGAGCCGATGGCCGGTGAAAAAAACTTTGAAAACCGCCTGAAGAAGTGGCTGGAATCTGAAGGGATATATCCCTTGGGTGAACCTGTTGACCGTATGAGCGCCCCGCCCTGTGGCTTCTATGAAAAGCGTTGGGGTGGAAGCCGGTATGTGAAAAGCGGCCTTCCCGATATGCGGATCACCGTGAAGGGCATTGCCCTTGAAGTAGAGCTGAAGGCCACCAATGGAACCCCATCTGTGCTTCAGAAGCGGAATATTCGCCAAATCAATAATAGCGGTGGAATAGCAATGGTACTATACCCACAAGGGTTTGACACATTCAAAGACATAATAAAGGGGGTGAAATCGTGTCCACAAGATTTTCCCATAGCCGGGTTGAAGTGTTTGATCGTTGCCCATTCAAATATCGGTTGCGATATGTTGATGGATTAGACACGATCCCGAACACGGACGCAGACAACGCCCTGATCCTTGGCACCGCACTTCACACCGGCATTGAAGAAGGGGTTGAACAAGCCCTTGACTTCTACAAGAACAGCTTCCCGGTTCTGACGGATGATCACATTCATGAAATGATGAAGTTGGAAGCCATGATCCCCAAGGCAAAGGCCATGTTGCCACCGGGCGGAACCTTTGAACTTCCAATCGGGAACTCTGATTTCATCGGCTTCATGGATTATCTGGTTCCCGTGGGAAAGGGCCTGAAGCTGGATGGGCTGATCACCGGTGAAGATTTGGATGAATTTGAAGCGTTTGATTTGTACGATTTCAAGTATTCCAACAACGCCAAGAACTACGCTGTTTCCGGTCAGCTTCACGAATACAAGTATTGGTATGAACTGACCCATCCCGGCCACCGGATTAGAAATATGTATTTCCTGATTGTTCCCAAGCCCAAGATCAGGCAGAAAAGCACCGAAACCCTTTCCCAATTCCGTGACCGCTTGCAAGCGGCCTTGAAAGATGCTGAACCAACGCTGATGCCGGTTCAGTACAACCCCATGAAGATTGTGGACTTCCTGACCGATGTGAAGCACATGGTTGAAGCCACAGACTTTCCCAAGAACCCAAACCATTTTTGTGGATGGTGTGAGTATGAAGAATATTGTCAGAAAGGATGGGATTATATGTTACTTCCCAAGAATGAACGCCGTGATCTGAACGCCACCAAGAAGAAGGTTGTGTGGCTTTACGGCGCACCCTTCAGCGGCAAAACCTTCTTTGCCAATCAGTTCCCCGATCCCCTGATGTTGAACACGGATGGCAACATCAAGTTTGTGGATGCCCCCTATATCGCCATTCGTGACACCGTTACGGTGGAAGGCCGTATCACCAAGCGCAAGTTGGCCTATGAAGTGTTCATGGATGCCGTGGCCGAACTGGAAAAGAAACAGAACGATTTCCGAACCATCGTGGTTGACCTTCTGGAAGATGTTTATGAATCGTGCCGGGTTTACATCTGTGACCGTCAGGGCTGGAAGCATGAATCTGATGATTCCTTCCGTGCGTGGGATATGGTCAGAAGCGAGTTCCTGAACACCCTGAAGCGGCTGGTAAATCTGGACTATGAAAACATCATCCTGATCAGCCATGAGGACAGAAGCCGTGACCTGACCCGCAAGGGCGGCGATAAGATCAGTTCCATCAAGCCGAACCTTCAGGATAAGGTGGCAAACAAGGTGGCCGGTATGGTTGATCTGGTGGCCCGTATCGTGGCGGACGATGATGAACGGGTGCTGTCTTTCAAGACTTCTGAAGTGATCTTCGGCGGTGGCCGTTTGACTGTCCGTGATAAGGAAATCCCGCTGACCTATGATGCTTTCTGTGAAGTCTACGAGGAAGCCAACCAGAAGGCCGCAGGAGCCGTGAAGCGTGGCGGCAATGCCCCGGCTACCCCAGCACCTGAAACCACCGACACGCCCACCACAGCGCCCAGCAGAAGGGGCAGAAAGGCCAAGACTGTAACCCCGCCCCCGGCTGGTAACTATGATCCGGCTGAAGATGCGGCAAAGGCGGCTTGTGGTGATCCTGATGGAACTTGGACACCGGGCGGCGGTGAAAAGGATGATTCTGTTCCTGTTGATGAACCGGCCACCGGTGACACCCCGCCTTGGAACGATCTTCCCAAATGCCCGGACGGTGAACGCATTTTCAGACAGCACGATCAAAACCCGGAAATCCCCCTTTGTCCGTCCATTGACGCTGGCCACCGTTGCCACAAGGAAGGCGGCCCCGATGGTTGCCCCCTGTGGGATCGCCCCAAGGCACAGGCAGAGGAACCCGCACCCAAGACGGATGCTAACCCGCCCCGCCGTACCCGGAAGAAGCGTGAAGAATAATGGCTGATGTGCTGATGATTGCCGGGAAGCCTGAAACCATCTTCAAGGCCCGTGATTTTGAATATCTGGTTGAAAAGCACATGGGCTATGAAGCGGCCAAGTATTTCCGGGAATACGCTGAAAAGGCTGATGAAGAAGTCAGATCGGCCAAAGCCGGTGAGAACACAGACCTTGCTTCCTATGAAGCTGACCTTGAAAGCAACCGCAGAGCCTTTCAGGACATTCAGGATGAATTGATCTGCATTTCCAACATTCTTCGTTGGAAACGGATGAACCGGGAGTTGCTTTCAGACCATGTGAAGCGCATTAAAACCATCATTTCCAACCAAATATAAGGAGGAACTACAACATGAAAAACGATGCCCTGAACAGGTTCAAAGAAGAAATGAACCGCCGTGGCCTGATTCGCAAGATTCAGGTGTGTGCAAACCTGATCCCCCCCCCGCCTGATGCTGACCCGGAATCCCTGATCCAGCTTCACCGGAACGCCGCAAAGATGGCGATTGCCAACTATGCCGCCAACCACGATGATTTCTATGAAGTGATGTTTGATGCGGCGCTGGATCATCTGTTGGATGGGGTTCTGACCGATGATCTGTTTGCCCCTGATAAGGAATTTGCCCCTACGAAAGAAGAAGTTGACACTATGAACCGGGCCAAGGAAACCGCTGAACTTGTGAACGGCCTGTTTCATGGGTTGGCTGATATTCTCAAAACCATTTGAACATAACAACATTTTTGGAGGTAAAAAACTATGGCTATTGATTTTGACAAGATTGATCGTTCTGTTGATCTGAAGGGCCTTCAGGCTGATGTGGAGGATGCCAAGAAGAACGGCGGCGGTGATTTCCCCACCATCCCCGCTGGCAAGTATGAAGTGAAGCTGGAAAGCATGGAGATCAAAGGCACCAAGGCCGATCCCAACCGCCCCATGCTGGCCGTGTCCTTCAAAATCCTGTCCGGTGAGTTCAAGAACCAGCGCCTTTTCATGAACCGTGTCCTTTACGGCACCAAGAATGACAAGAACATGATCGCTTCTGCTATGGGCTTCCTTGAAAAGCTGGATTCCGGTGTTCCTGTCAGCTTTACCAGCTACAAGCAGTTTGCCCAGCTTGTTCTTGATGTGGCGGAAGCTATTGATGGAACTTTGGAATATGCGGTGGACTACGATGATTCCCGCTTCAATTCCATCACCGTTGAAGAAGTTTTCGAGGTTGAAAACTGACCGCAGATTTTTTATAATCAAATCGAGCACAAATAGTGCTTGATGCGGTTTTGAACCTTAACTTTCAAGCACAACCTGTGGGGCTTCGGCCCCACAATGGCCCCAAGTGAAAGCCTTCCCGTGGCGGGGCTGATAAGGCGGAAACGCTGACCGATTTCACAAAAGCTGAAAGGATGTGAGTTGATGATCTTCTATGATTTTGAGGTTTTCCGGTATGACTGGTTGGTTGTCCTGATCGACCTGAACGCCCGGAAAGAAACCGTGATTATCAATGATCCCGACAAGCTGAAGCGTTTCTATGAGGAACACAAGGGCGTGATTTGGGCCGGTTACAATTCCCGGAACTATGATCAGTACATCCTAAAGGCCATTCTGTGTGGGTTTGATCCAAAGCCTGTGAATGATTGGATCATTGCAGAGGACAAACCCGGTTACAGATATTCAAGCCTGTTCAGGGAATACCCGCTGATCAATTATGATGTGATGCCGAACCCGCCAATCAGCCTGAAGGCGCTGGAAGCGTTCATGGGCCATTCCATTAAAGAAACTTCTGTTCCCTTCGACATTGACCGGCCTTTGACTGAAGCAGAGTTGGCCGAAACGGTCAAATATTGCCGCCATGATGTGGAACAGACGGTGGAAGTGTGGTTAAGGCGGAAAGAAGATGAATTTGATGCCCAAATGTCACTTGTGAAGGCGTTCCACCTTCCCATTTCTGACATTGGCCGCACCAAAGCACAACTTTCCGCCAAAATCCTTGGGGCCGTTCAAAGGGAACACAATGATGAATTTGAAATTGAGTTCCCGCCCAGCTTGCGGATCGAAAAATACACAGAAGTTTTGAATTGGTACAAGAACCCCTTGAACCGTGATTATTCCAAAACCCTTGAACTGGAAGTGGCCGGGGTTCCCCATGTGTTCGCTTGGGGTGGCCTTCATGGGGCCATTCCCAAATATCACGGGGAAGGTTGGTTTGTCAATGTGGATGTGGCTTCCTATTACCCGTCTTTGATGCTGGTTTATAAGTGGCTTTCCCGTAATGTTCACGATCCTTCCAAGTATGCGGAAATCTACCACACCCGCCTGAAGTTGAAGGCGGAAAAGAACCCCATGCAACAGCCTTACAAGATTGTTCTGAACAGCACCTATGGCGCTATGAAGGATAAGCACAATGCCATGTATGATCCCCGGCAAGCCAACAATGTTTGTGTGGGCGGTCAGCTTCTTCTTCTGGATTTGATTGAACGGCTGGAAGATCATTGTGAAATCATCCAGAGCAACACGGATGGTATTTTGGTCAAACTTCGCCGGTATGAAGATTTTGAAATGCTGGATGATCTGTGTTGGGAGTGGGAGCAAAGAACCGGGATGCGCCTTGAATTTGATGAATTTCAAAAGGTGTATCAGAAGGATGTGAACAATTATATCATTGTTCCTTCCGGGCCGCTTCGTGACGAAAAAGGGAAACCCCGCTGGAAGTGCAAGGGGGCCTATGTCAAAAAGCTGTCCGATCTGGATTATGACCTTCCCATTGTCAACCGGGCCATTGTGAACTATTTCCTTCAGGGGATCAGCCCGGAAACAACCATCATGGAATGTTCTGACCTTCGGGATTTTCAGAAGGTTGTGAAAGTGTCCAGTAAATACAAATACGCCCTTTATTCCCCGGTGATTACGGAAGGCAAGATCAGGGATGAAAAAGGCCGTTCCAAGAAAATCACCCGCTTCAGCGGCGGTGAGGTTCAGACGGATAAAACTTTCCGGGTGTTCGCTTCCAAGGATCAGAGCAAGGGCGGAATCTTCAAGGTTTCCGGGAAAATCGTCAAGGGCCGGGAAAAGAACCCTGAAAAGTTCGGCAACACCCCGGATCATTGTTTCTTCATCAATGATGATGTGACCAACCTTCCTATCCCGGATGAACTGGACAAGCAATATTACATTGATGTTGCTTGGGATCGGTTGAAAGATTTCGGGGTGGAACGATGAACAATAAAACCTTTCGGGGGGGGGAGCGTTGAAGCATGGAACTGTTTAGGGGCTATGTGCCTACCAGAAATAAACAATGCCTTGAAAAGTTCAAAGGCGTTGAAAAACTGAAAACCCGTTCAGAAGTCCAAGACCTTGATGAATACGCCGGTATTCTTGGGGAAGAAACCATCCTGATTGATGTGGATGATGCGGAAACATCTGAACTTCTGTTCAGAATGGTTCAGGATTTAGAACTGAAGTGCAGAGTGTACGCCACCACACGGGGAAAACACTTCTTGTTCAAGAACTGTGGTGTTAAAAAAAGCTGGACGAAATGCACCTTGGCCGTGGGTATCACCACGGATGGAAAGGTTGGAGCCAATAACAGCTATGAAATCTTGAAGTCCGGTGGCGTGGAACGGCCCATTCTGTATGACTTCCCTGAAGGGGAGATTCAGGAACTTCCCAAGTGGCTGACCCCGGTGAAAAGCAACTATGATTTTCCGAACCTTGGGGAAGGTGATGGGCGGAACCAAACCCTGTTCAACTACATTCTGACCCTTCAGAGTGACGATTTCACCAAGGAAGAAGCCCGTGAATGTATCAGGCTGATTAACCGTTATGTGCTGAAGAAGCCCCTTTCCGACAAGGAACTTGATGTGATCCTTCGGGATGATGCCTTCAAGAAAACATCCTTCTTCCGGGATAAAACCTTCCTGTTTGATAAGTTCGCCACCTACCTGAAGAACAACAACCATATTGTGAAGATCAATAACCAGCTTCACATTTACAAGGATGGTATCTATGTTTCCGGTGCCGGTGAGATTGAAGGGGCCATGATCAAGCTGATCAGCAACCTGAAACGGGCGTGGCGTTCGGAAGTCCTGTCCTATCTGGAAATCATGATTGAGGAAAACACCAAGGCCACCAACCCGAATATCATTGCTTTCAGCAACGGCCTTTACAATATCCGGGATGGTTCTTTCAAAGAGTTCACCCCGGATGTAGTCATTACAAACAAAATCCCGTGGCCGTACAACCCCGCCGCCCATGATGATCTGTTGGATCATACCCTGAACCGGTTGGCCTGTGATGATCCTGAAGTTCGGGCCTTGCTGGAAGAAATGGTGGGCTATTGTATGTACCGCCGCAACGAACTTGGCAAAGCCTTCATTCTGATTGGCGATAAGAGCAACGGCAAATCCACCTTTCTTCATGTGGTGAAGAACCTTCTTGGGGATCAGAACATTGCTTCCCTTGACCTGAAGGAATTGGGCGATAGGTTCAAAACCGCTGAACTATTTGGCAAGCTGGCGAACATCGGTGATGATATTGGTGATGAATTTATTGCCAATGCTTCCGTGTTCAAGAAGCTGGTCACGGGTGATCGGGTGAATGTGGAGCGCAAAGGCCAAGATCCTTTTGAGTTCAACAATTATTCCAAGTTCCTGTTCAGCGCCAACAATATTCCCCGTATCAAGGATAAAACCGGAGCCGTTCAGCGGCGTTTGGTGATCGTTCCCTTCGATGCCAAGTTCACCCCCAATGATGCTGACTTCCGCCCGTTCATCAAGGATGAATTGTGTGAACAGGGTTCTATGGAATATCTGGCCTTGCTTGGCCTTCAGGGGTTGAAGCGGGTTCTTGGGAACGCAAAGTTCACCACTTCCAGCAGAGTTCAGGGGCAGTTGGACGAATATGAGGAAAACAACAACCCCATCATTGGGTTCATCAATGAAGTGGGCCTTGACGGGATTGAAAATGAAGCCACCGATTCCGTGTATCGCCGGTATAAGGAATATTGCATTGCAAACAACTTCCAAGCCCTTTCCAAGATTGAGTTTTCCCGGCAGATCACAAAACGCTGTGGCTTCACAACGGTTCCAAAGTGGATCAGAAACCGGAAAACCCGTGTATTTGTGAAAGGCGGTGACACAGAATGAGTGGTTCCAAGAAGGTGTTCACCACATTAGGCAGTTCCAACCATGTTCCTGAAGAACGAGAAGCATTTGATTACTACGCCACCGATCCAAGGGCCGTGGAAATGCTTCTGGAACTGGAACAGTTTTCCCCGGTCATTTGGGAACCGGCCTGTGGTGAAGGCCACATTTCCAAGGTACTTCAGGCCCACGGTTATGAAGTCATTTCAACCGATTTGATTTACCGGGGCTTCGGTGATCCTGAACCGCTGGATTTCCTGAAGGAAACGCTGGACGATTTTGAAGGCGATATAATCACAAACCCGCCGTATTCAATGGGGCTTGAATTTGTTCAAAGGGCGCTTGAAAGCGTCCGCCCCGGTGGGAAAGTGGCTATGTTCCTGAAGGTTCAGTTCTTGGAGGGGCAAAAACGGGGTGAGTTCTTCAAGCGTACCCCCCCCGAAAGGTTTATATCAGCCGTTCCCGGCTGGCCTGTTATAAAAACGGTGATATGACCGGGAAACCGGAAAGCGCCATTGCCTATGCGTGGTATGTGTGGGAAAAGGGCTTCACCGGTGATCCGGTGATCAAATGGTTCAACTGAAAGAAAGGATGATTTCAATGTTACCTAAAACCAAAACGGAACGCCATTCCGATATTTGCAAGGAAATCAATGCCTTGTACGCACGAAAAAATCATGACTATGGTGACAGCTTTCACCAGACCTTCACGGAAGAAGGAATGGCAATGCCCCGGATCAGACTTGGGGATAAGCTGGCCCGGTTTAAGAGCTTGACCAAATCCGGGGTTCAGGAAGTAAAGGATGAATCTATCCGTGATACCCTGATTGACCTTGCCAATTACGCCATTATGACCGTTCTTGAATTGGACGATCAGAAAGCGGAGGAACACGCCGATGAACGCTAACCGTTATATGCGGGATTCCTTGCGAACCGCTGACCGTTCCAACATGGATCGGCTGAAGCTGGAATGTGCCTTGGGCCTTTGCGGTGAAGCCGGTGAAGTGGCCGAACAGGTGAAGAAGCATTTCTTCCACGGCCATGAACTGGATAAGCGCCACATGATTGAAGAACTTGGTGATGTGGCTTGGTATTTGGCCGTTCTGTGTGATGCTATTGGTTCTGACCTTGATACGGTCATGGAAGAAAACTTGAAAAAGCTGGAACAGCGTTACCCTGAAGGGTTCGATCCTTACCGGTCACAGCACCGGAATGAATTGGGAGGTTGAAGAAAATGAAAATTATCAAGCCTGATGTGCAGTTCATCACCCCGATTGATGGGGCCACTATTCTGAAGCGGCTGGAACAATGTGGCCGTGTCTGCTACAAGTCCGAGGACAAAATCACGGAAGGTTCCGCTGAAAAGTTCGTTGCCGGGATCATCAAGCGTGGGCATGAAGCGGTTTTGGAACATTGTTCCTTCACGGTGAAGTTCATTTGTGATCGTGGGGTTTCTCATGAGATCGTCCGCCACCGGATGGCTTCTTACTGTCAGGAATCCACCCGCTATTGCAACTACGGCAAGGGCAAGTTCGGTGAGGAAATCACGGTGATTGAACCTTGCTTCTGGCCTGAAGGTTCTGATTTGTATTGGGCATGGAAAAACGCTTGTCTGATCTCTGAACAATGCTATTTTTCTTTGTTGAAATCAGGAGCCACCCCGCAAGAAGCCCGTTCCGTTCTGCCCAACAGCCTGAAAACGGAAGTGGTCATGACGGCCAACATTCGTGAATGGCGGCATTTCCTGAAGTTGCGCTGTTCACCCGCCGCACACCCGCAGATGCGGGAAGTGGCCCTGATCCTGTTGGACAAGGTTCACGCCCTGATTCCGGTTTGCTTCGATGATATTTGGAGTGAATACCATGCCGATGTTTAAGAAGTCCGGTGGTAAAATTTTCGCCGTTCAGTTCAACAAAGCTGAAGAACGGGCCTTGGATCAGGAAATCAAGAAACAGATTGTGGAAAATGATCGGGCCTTTGACATGGACAAAGAATCATCCATCCTATGGATGCTTCACACCCAATTTGGCTTTGGCCCCAAGCGTCTGAAGCTGGCGTGGAAGCTGTTCTATGCCGAAACCTTGAAGCTACGGGAATATTACCTGATGGAACAGGCCGATGATGGGTGGTTGGCCCGTAAAAAGCTGAAGGACATTGGGTGTGACATTGAAGAATGGTACAGAGAAGAAGGAGGGAAAACCGATGCCTAAACCTTGGGAAAATGCTGAAGGGTATCACGATCCGACAGCCTACCACGGCACAAAGAATATCATCCGTGACGAGGATGAACAGCAGAAGCGGGTGAACACCCTGATCTTCGTCCTGAAGTACATCACCCGTTTGGCGGGGTTTGAACTTCTGAACCGCATTGAAATCAAAGACCGTAAGACCGGGAGGGAATACAAATGATCAGTTCTTATGACCCTAATTTTCATGGTGTCCATACAATCCGGGTGACTTTCATGCAATGGGATTATACCGGCCATGTTTCCTTTGAAATCGGTGGCAACTGCAAAGGTGCTGAATTGCTGGATTTCACCTTCTTGGAGTGTGACAACCAAGAAGATATTGACCGCTATTCTGAAAACGATTGTCAGTTCAGTTATGATGAAGAAAATGAAGTTTATACCGCCGTTCTGAAAAATGCTGACGGTGACACCTTGGAAGTTGAAGGCGATGAATGTGATTTCAAGGGTATGGCGGTAGCCATTGAAATTGCAGGAACAACGGTGGAACGCCGATGAAGAAAATGCTGGTGGTGCTAACCCTTGTGCTGTTGCTTATGGCCGTGGCCGAGTATTTCAGCATTGATCCTGTTTGGTTCCTGATTGTCTGGTATCTTTCGGACAATATTTCCGCCTGAACAGGTGTTTCTTCAGTAGAGGTTGGAACAGCGTGTGGAACAGGTATGGAATAGATGTTTTTTCTATATCTGTTCCGCACGAAAACCCTTTATTTTCAAGGCTTTTTCAGTTGCTTTCAAGGAACGGAACAGATGGAACAGATGTAAATATACTTTCTTCTTATAAAGAAAAAAATATATAAGAAATGTGTATATAAGGAACTGCCCGTTTTATCTGTTCCATGTGTTCCAAAGTCTTGAAACCACTTGATTTTTCAGCATTTATTAACGGTACAGATGCAATGAAAACGGAACAGACCACCGTAGAAAGGATGTGTTACATAGTGAATGACAAAGACCTTTCCCAACAGGCTAAAGAATACTTTGCCCAAATCAGGAAAACGGATTGTTTGATCCATCGGCTTGATAGCACCATTGCAACCTTGCGTTCCAGCTTGACTTCTACCGGAAGCCAACTGAAACAGGACAAGGTTCAGACTTCAGGCCCCAAGAATACCCTTGAAGAAACCATCACCAAGATCATTGACCTTGAAGCTAAGATCAATGCCCGGATTGATGAACTTGTGAGCATGAAACAGGAAGCGTTCACCATGATCAACCGGATTCCTGACCTTGATCAGCAAAATATTCTGATCGGGCGCTATATTCAGTTGAAAAAATGGGAAGATATTTCTGAAGAACTGAATTATTCTATGCAATGGGTTTTTGAACTTCACGGAAAGGGTTTACTTGCTTTTGCCAAGGCAAACAGCAACTTTCTAAACAACCGAGAAAACCAGAGTACCACCGGTTCCAAACAGAGTAAAGAATCGGTAGAATAGTAAATAAGAAATTGCGCCTACGGGAAACCGGGGCGCTTTTTCTATGCCTGATGAAAGGGGTGAATACCTGTGACACCAAGACAGCGGAAGTTCTGTGATGAATACCTGATCAGCGGCAATGCTACGGATGCGGCAATCAAGGCGGGGTATTCGCCCAAGACCGCAAAGCAGACGGGTTCTGAAAACCTTGCAAAACCTGACTTGAAAGCGTACATCGAAACCGAACTTGAAAAACTTCATTCGGCCAAGATCGCTGATGCTGAAGAAGTCATGAAATACCTGACTTCGGTAATGCGGGGTGAACATACTGAAGAAATCCCGATCCTGTGCGGTGACGGTTGCCAAGAGTTGACGCAGAAAGAGGTTGGAGCCAAGGAAAGGTTGAAGGCCGCTGAACTGATCGGCAAGCGTTATGGTATGTTCACGGACAAGGTAGGTGTGGAAGGGGCCGTTCCGGTGATTATCACGGGGGATGATCAACTTGAAGATTAGCCCACAGGCCAAGCGGGTTCACCTTCCTGAAGTGGTGGGCAAGGGTTACGGAACCTTCTGGAACTTCAAAGGCCGTTACCGGGTGTGTAAGGGAAGCCGTGCTTCCAAGAAATCCAAGACAACGGCCCTGAACATCATCAAACGGATGATGCAATACCCGGAAGCCAATACCCTTGTGGTTCGCAAGGTGTTCAGAACCTTGAAAGATTCCTGTTTCACCGAACTGAAATGGGCAATCAACCGCCTTGGGGTTTCAGCCTATTGGGAAATCAAGGAAAGCCCCCTTGAAATGACCTACCTTCCCACCGGTCAGAAGATTTACTTTCGGGGCCTTGATGACCCCCTGAAGGTCACTTCAATTACGGTTGAAATAGGGTTTCTGTGCTGGTGCTGGATTGAAGAAGCATACGAAATCATGAATGAAGCTGATTTTGATATGCTGGATGAATCCATCCGTGGTGCTATCCCGGAAGAAACCGGCCTGTTCAAGCAAATCACGCTGACATTCAACCCGTGGAACGAAAAGCATTGGATCAGGAAACGCTTCTTCGGGGAGATCACCGGCAAGGATGCCCAAGGGAACCCCACATACAAGTTCCATGATAGCTGGATCAGCCCGGATGGGCAGATTTACGCCACAACCACCAATTACCTGTGTAATGAATGGCTGGACACGGCGGATTTGAAGGTGTTCAACACCATGAAGGAAAACAACCCCCGCCGCTACAAGGTGGCTGGCCTTGGGGGTTGGGGCATTGTGGATGGCCTGATTTTCGATAATTGGCGGGAAGAAGCCTTTGATTATCTGGCTATTTCCAAAAAGCCTGATGTGAAAAGCGCCTTCGGCCTTGACTTCGGTTATACCAACGATCCCACGGCCCTGTTCTGTGGGCTGGTGAGTGAGAAGGAAAGAACCATTTGGGTTTTTGATGAACTGTATGAAAAGGCCCTGACGAACCGGGCAATCTGTGACCGGATCACCGGCATGGGCTACGGTAAGGAACGGATCAAGGCCGATTGTGCAGAACCCAAGAGCATTGATGAATTGCGGGATGCTGGCCTTCATCGTATCAGAGCCGCCCGGAAGGGCAAGGACAGCGTGAACAACGGAATCCAGTACATTCAGGGTTACACCATCATTGTTCATCCCCGATGCGTGAACTTCATCACAGAGATTTCAAACTACACATGGGCAGAAGATAAGTTCGGGGCCAAGATCAATGTTCCCATTGATGATTTCAACCACCTTATGGACGCTATGCGTTACGGGCTGGAAGATATGTTGGTTGGCCCCGCCTTCAGCTTCGACTAATAACATGATAGTAACAAAATCCCCCGGAAATCGTGTGATTCCGGGGGATTGCAATTATTAAGCAATGAAGAAAGGCGGTGAAAGCCCGTGTTTGAACAGAAGTACATTCTGAACAAGATTGAACAATGGGCTGAACGCCTTCCGTATAAAACCTTGAAGATTGAAGTGGAACTTCCCAATCAGTCTTTGGTTTTAGAGAAAACCCGAAACAGGCCGGTGGGTTTTGCCCCCCCCCCGATGGTGAAAGGAAAGGGTGATTGAATATGTTTCTGGATAACGCTATGGAGCGTATCAACCGCCTGATCCTTCAGGGTGGGCGAAACGGCATGACTGAAAATCAGTTCTTCGCCGCTGAAATCAAGGAATGGAAGAATAGTCAGCGCCGCAAGGATCAGGTTATGGGTGATCTGTACTATGAAGGACAGCATGATATTCTTCAGCGTCAGCGCACAATCATTGGTGAAAACGGTCAACTTCAGGTGGTGACGAACCTTCCGAACAACCGCCTGATTGATAACCAATATGCCCTGATGGTGGATCAGAAAACCAACTACCTTGTGGGCAAGCCCTTCACCCTGAACTGTCAGGATAAGGGTTACACGGATGCCTTGGGCAAGGTTTTCAACAAACGGTTTTACCGGCTTCTGAAATATGTTTGTGAAGATGCCCTGAACGGTGGCCTTGGTTGGCTTTATCCTTACTACAATGAAGCTGGTGAATTGTCCTTCAAGCATTTCCCGGCCTATGACATTCTTCCTTTTTGGGCTGACGATGATCACACCATCCTTGATTGTGCGATTCGCTACTACACCCAAGAAGTGTGGAACGGCTACCAGAAGGAAAAGGTGGAGAAGGTGGAAATCTTCAAAGCCGATGGCATTTACCGGTATATCTATCAAAATGATATGCTGATTGCCGATGTGGAAGCCGGTGAACACGAAAACTATTTCATGGTTGAGGAAGAAGGCCAAGAACCCAAGGGGTTCAACTGGACAAGGATTCCGCTGGTTCCCTTCAAGTATAACAAACAGGAAATCCCCCTGATCCGTCGTGTGAAAACCCTTCAGGATGGAATCAACACCATGATTTCCGACTTTGAAAACAATATGCAAGAGGACGCACGGAACACCATTCTGGTTCTGAAGAACTATGATGGTGAAAATCTTGGTGAGTTCCGCCACAACCTTTCCACCTATGGAGCCGTGAAGGTTCGTGAAGATGGCGGGGTTGAAACCCTTCAGGTTGAAATCAACGCAGAGAACTACAAGGGCATTTTGGAACTTCTGAAGAAATCCCTGATTGAAAATGCCCGTGGCTATGATGCCAAGGATGATCGTTTGAGTGGCAACCCCAACCAGATGAACATTCAATCCATGTATTCTGACATTGACCTTGACGCAAACGGCATGGAAACCGAGTTCCAAGCGGCCTTTGAAGAACTGTTGTGGTTCATCAATCAGGATTTCAGCAACAGGGGCTTGGGCGATTATGAAGGCGCTGAACTTCAGATCGTGTTCAACCGTGACATTCTAATCAATGAAACGGAATCCATTGAAAACTGTTCCAAGTCCGTTGGTATTCTGTCCACGGAAACCATTGTGGAACAGCACCCGTGGGTTACGGATGTTGAAGTGGAGCTGGCCCGGTTGCGTAAGGAAAAGGATGAAGCAATGGAACAGGCACAGGAATACGCCGGGGCCTTCCAGACCGGCAACCAGAACAAAGGTGACAATGGCGAGGGTGAATAACCCCCGCCGTTTCACAATATATGCCGGGGCAGACCTTGAGTGTGGCGGGGTGCTATTACTCCTACCCGCCAAAGGGTGAAATTCCCTTCCCCGGCCTATCATGGCCCGTTAGTCAAGCGGTTAAGACACCGCCCTTTCACGGCGGTAACGCCGGTTCGATCCCGGCACGGGCTACCATGCTTCCCTGTTGGACTTGGCTGAAAATGCTTGCGGGGCCTTCAGCCCTGATGGGGAAGTCTTATTTGCTGAAGTGGATGGAATAGGCAGACACGGCGGATTCAAAATCCGTTGCCGCAAGGCGTGTGGGTTCAAATCCCACCTTCAGCACCATTTTTCAGGATTGGAGGAACGGCCCATGAGAAATGCGGATTATTGGCGTGGGCGGTTTTCCATCTTGGAGGACAGCGCCCACAGAGAAGCCCAAAAGACTATTCAGGGCATGGAAGAATTGTATTTGGATGCACAGCGTTCCGTTCAGAAGGAAATTGAAAGCTGGTATGCCCGTTTTGCGGTGAACAACCAAATCAGCCTGACCGATGCCCGGAAATGGCTGACCGCTGGACAGCTTGAAGAATTTCATTGGAGCGTTGAACAGTATATCAAGATCGGTGAACAGGCCGGGTTGGATGCGGCATGGCTGAAGAAGCTGGAAAATGCGTCTGCCCGGTTCCACATTTCCCGCCTTGAAGCTGTTCAGACAGGTATTCAGCAACAGCTTGAATTGCTGTACGGCAATCAGGTTGATAGTTTGGATGCCATGTTGAAGAAGGTTGTGGGCAATGGCTACACCCACACGGCTTTTGAGGTTCAGAAGGGTGTGGGCCTTGGTTGGGATATTACCGGGCTGGATCAGAAGAAACTTGAAACATTGCTTTCAAAGCCTTGGACAACGGACGGGCGAACCTTCCGGGATCGCTGTTGGTTGAACAAGAATGATCTGGTGGGTTCGGTTAGCAAGAGCCTGACGCAAGGGCTTCTTCGGGGTGATTCTCCGGCCAAGATCACCACGGCCATTCAGAAGCAGTTCGGGGTTCATCGGTATAAGGCGGGGCGGTTGGTCAACACAGAAACCACCTATTTCAACGCCGTTGCCACAAAGGAATGTTACAAGGATTTGGATGTTGAAATGGTGGAAATCATTGAAACGCTGGATTCCCATACCTGTTCCATTTGTGGTGGGCTTGATGGTACGGTGATCCCCATTTCCCAATATGAACCCGGCGTGACTGTGCCGCCGTTCCATCCCAACTGTCGAGGAACTACGGCCCCGGCCATTGATCCCAAGTATGCCGGTGAAAGAGCCGCCCGGAACGCTGATGGGGATGTGTACTATGTTCCCGCCAACATGAAATATGCTGATTGGGTTCAGACCTTCGTGAATGGCGGTTCCAAGGCTGGCTTGACCGCCGCAACCGGGGCCGCTATAATGAAGGTAAAACGGGCGCTGGAAACCCTGAAGCCTGAAATGTTCCCGGAATATCTGACCGATAAGAAGGAACTGAAGAACACCAAAACCCTGATGGAGTATGTCAACGGGTGTGAAAATGCTGATCCTGATGTGGTGGCCCTTTATGCCAAGATGGGCGATATGGAGAATATCAGGGCCAATGGAATCTCTATGAAGGTTTCCCACGGGAAAAATCATGCTGTCAATTATCGCTATTACACCCGGAATGATCAGCTTGCGGAAGCTGAATTGATTATTCCAAAGCTGGCCGGTGATGATTTGACCGGGCAAGTGGTTACAACGCTTCATGAGGAAATGCACCTGATGGATATGTTCAACCGGGCAGACCCGGCCAAATATTCCGGTTGGTTCAGTTCCAGCAATGTAAAGTTGAGTGCCTTTTTTCAAAAAACCAGTACCGACATTGCAGATGATATTGATTCCCTTTTTGAAGCCTTCGACAAGGAATGTGAGCGTATTGCGGCGGAAATCAATGCAGAGTTGAGAAACACCACTTCTGCCTTGAATGATCAATACTATGCAAGGGCCATTTCCTATGCAGACTACAAAAAAGAGTTCAATAGACTGAAACGGGAAGCAAGTGAACAAATTGATTACCAATGCCGAAACGCTATGGGCGGCGGTATCAGTTCCCTTGAAGATATTTATGATGCGCTTTCCGGTGGTTCTGCCCGTGATGCTGGTGTTGTGAGATACGGACACGGTTCCCAATATTACCGTGATGTTGGGAAGCGTTCTGAAGAAACCCTTGCCAATTATGGAGCCTTGGCGATTGTTCGCCCTGATTTGGTGGATATGCTACGCAAGGACAAACCGGAATTGGTGGAAGCCTTGGATGAAGTTATTCAGGAAATGTTGAAGAAAGTGGGTGGTTAAGTGGATCAGGAAAAAAAGCTGATGAAGGTTCATCAACTTCTTACTGAAGTTTCTGATGTGCTGGTGGATCGCTTCTTTGATCTGGACAGCGAAAACCTTCTTGATGAAAAAATTGAAGTGCTGACCGCCCTGAAAAATGGCAAGAAGCCTGAAGAAATACCAAAGTATTATACTATTCTTGAAAAGTTCACACCCGATCAGCATTGGGATTGAACCCTATATTGATGATTTGACCACCCCGGCCTTCTGGCCGGTGGTGGTTTTTTCATACCATTTTCGCCGTTTCCCGGTGGTGGGCGGTAAACAGAACCGGAAAAATCGTGGTTCCTAACCCACGGTAAAAAAGGATTTTGGAGGTAACAACAATGACTAA